GGTGATTTAGCAGAGGTTCTCATTTTTAGCACAGCTCTCACAACCTCTCAACGCCAACAAGTGGAAGGCTATCTTGCTCACAAGTGGGGGTTGACTCCATATTTACCAGTGATAAGTCCTTTGTCGATTCCTGGATGTCAGTTGTGGTTGGATGGTGCGGATCCAGCTGGAACAGGTACACCACCATCAGCTGGAACTCTTGAAACATGGGTAGATAAATCTGGAAATGGAAGGAACGGTGTTCAATATAGTTCACTTGCTCGTCCTCAATTCGTTACAAATTCACTCAATTCAAGAGGAGGTGTTAGTTTTACTGCGGCTTCATCTAACTTTTATCAAACTGCTTCTGCACTACCAATTCCAGGAACTATATTTGTTGTAGGGTTTAGTAGCAATGATGGATTTATTTTATCAGGAATTCCAACACCTAATTCAGGACATCCTCCATACTATGCTACATTTGCTCGTGGTGATGTTGAATTTAGTGTGAACAATACAAGTGATACAGTTCATCTTGCTAATGTTGCATCAACATCCAATGTAAACTATATATTGACAGGTCTGTATACAGGTTCAAATGTAACTGCAATAATGAATGGTGGAACGCTATCGAATACAGTTGCATTTTCTGGAACTCCTAAAACACCTGTTACAACGTTGATAGGTATAAGTTCATATAGTGGTGGTTTAGGTGCACCTCTTGGTGGAACAATCAATGAATTTATTACGTATAGTACAGCTCTCACCACCACCCAACGTCAAACCATTGAAGGCTACCTTGCTAACAAATGGGGAATAACTATAAGTGCAACACTACCTTCCACACATCCGTTCAAGTCGATTACGCCTGCAACATCAGCTCATTTTTATCCAACGAGTATTACGGGATGTCAGTTGTGGTTAGATGGTGCTGATCAGTCTTCTTTGGTTTTGAGTGGAAGTAATGTGACTACATGGAGAGATAAGAGTGGAAATGGCTATCATATGAATACAATAGCAGGAACACCTGCTAATAACTGGTCAGGAACACCTGCATATCCAACGATTGGAACGTCTATCAATGGACTTCAAACTATAAAATTTACCGCTCAAGCAGGACTAAAGCAATCAACATCATTGGATGGTGTTAAAAATCTGTTTTGGGTTGGACGTATTGCAGCTCCAGATGGTTCAGGTAGTACAAACTTTGTTTACCTTTTAGGTCATGATTCTGCCTATGATTGGACTGGTGAACCTTATGGTGGTAGATTTATAAGTTCAGGATTTGCACAATCAGGTATTTATAACGCATCTCCTACATCTCTCTTTACAAATGACGCACGTGCTGTAACAAATACTGCATTTTCAAATGTATATTTACCATCTGCTCCAAATGTATCATTACTATCCGTTTCAGGAATTACTGGAACTACACGCTATCAAGGTATTTGTTATGATAGAGAAACCCATATTGGATGGTGTGGTGATTTAGCAGAGGTTCTCATTTTTAGCACAGCTCTCACAACATCTCAACGCCAACAAGTGGAAGGCTATCTTGCTCACAAGTGGGGACTCACAAGCTCTATTCCTTCGAAACATCCATACAGACCTCTACCTCCGATATTTCCACCTAACTTGTTTATTCCAACTCCTTCAATGTATAGTGCGCTTTTTAATAGTGGCTCTCTGAGCGTCCCTCAAAATTCAGCCTTGACTTTAGGAACAAATAATCATACGTTTGAGTTTTGGTTGTATCAAACAAGCCGTAATTTCTATGATGTTCCCTTTATCTATGGTAATACGGCAGGAAATGCTACGAATAACTATTATATGAATCTCGGTCAATATACAGGTGTTCTTATTGGAAATGGTTCTCCAGGTGGGTGGTCACTTAATATGGCAAATGGATTATCATTACCAGCTTTAAACACATGGGCTCATTATGCTCTCGTCCGTAATGGAAATACATTTACGTTATATTTGAATGGAACCAATGTTGCAAGTACAACTCTATCAATAAGTATACCAGCACAAGGTGGTGTAATGGCAATTGGTGGTCTTAACTCTGGTGGAAATACGATTAGTGGATATATGACCAACTTCAGATTTGTCAATGGAACTGCAGTCTATACTTCAAACTTCACTCCACCCACAGCACCGTTAACTGCAATTCCCAATACACAAGTCTTACTTCAAGGATTTGTGGACAGGAGTCCAAACGCGTTTACAGTGACGAACAATGGTGGTGTTACTTTATCTACGACTGTAACTCCTTTTTAATCCCTAGACACATGAATTCTCAACGTGTTTCCCAAGAAGGAGAAGGAAACCAAGATTCCAGGCGTTAAGGAACGAATTTTTTCAAGTACGGAATCCAATGTATTTGGAGCAATCAAATAGTTCAAATATCCCATTGAATCTCGACGGACTCCATCCGAGCAATAGGTCGGTGGACTCACGTCGAACACTTGAACAACAAAGATCGGAGGAAATCCAAGTCCTGCCCATTGAAAGAGTTGAGAGCGATACTGTTCTCGTGTAGGATTTACTAAACCAGTCAATGATTGACGGTCGGCTGCTTCTTTTGCTATCACAACTGCATGACTTTGCATGAGTTCATCCAAGGTTGCGATACTTGGGGGTTCAACAGGTCCAGTTGCAGCAGTTGGAAACATGGATAGGTCGGGTCCGGTGGGTCCAGTTTCCCCAGTGGGTCCGGTGGGTCCGGTTTCTCCGGTGGGTCCGGTGTATTCAATTGGTTCATTCGTTCCGGTGGGTCCTTCAGTAGTCATTTACTACAATCAACCTGAAAAAGTTACAGACAGAAAGTAAATGCCTAACATCCAATTACAGTTTCGTAGAGGCACTTCAACAGAATGGTCAAATGCAAATACAGTTTTAGCAGATGGAGAACTTGCAATTGAGACCAATACACGTAACTTCAAGATAGGAAATGGGTCTACAAATTGGAATACATTAGATTATGGTGGAATACGAGGAGTTACAGGAACTCAAGGAACCCAAGGTGTTCAAGGACCCCTTGGACCTCAAGGAACCAATGGAACCATTGGTGTGAATGGATCAACAGGTCCTACTGGAACCCAAGGCATCGATGGTTTCTCAGGTGGTCTGACTCTGCAGATGAATTATGTTACACAGACTTCTAGTGGAGATACTGTTGTTTCGACTTTTGCGGGTAACTCTTCAGGTTATTTAGATGGATCTGGAACTAATGCGAGTTTTAGACTTCCTAAAGGAGTCGCAGTTGATTCATCGGGGAATGTATACATTTCAGATTATATAAATAACCGAATTCGTAAAATAACCTCTGGAGGTCTAGTTACAACGCTAGCAGGTAATGGAACAGCAGCGTTTGCCGATGGATTAGGAACGAATGCGAGTTTCAATGAACCATTAGGAATCGCAGTCGATTCATCTGGAAATGTATATGTAGGAGATGCTTTAAACCGTCGTATTCGTAAAATAACACCAGGGGGTTTAGTTTCGACATTAGCAGGTAGTGGAGCTATTGGAAGTGCAGATGGATTAGGAACGAATGCAACTTTTAATGGTCCTACTTCACTAGTAGTGGATTCATTAGGGAATGTGTATGTAGCAGATACAAGCAATAATCGCATTCGTAAAATAACACCAGGAGGTTTAGTTTCAACACTTGCTGGTAGTGGATCATATACATTTGGAGATGGAACAGGAGCAGGTGCGAGTTTCGCTAGTCCTGATGGAGTTGGACTAGATTCATCTGGAAATCTATATGTAGCTGATCAGGGAAACAATCGAATCCGTAAAATCGCACCTGATGGTGTAGTTTCAACCCTTGCAGGTAGTGGATCTGCAAGTTCTTCTGATGGAAATGGAACTAATGCGAGTTTTGATGGCCCTAGAGGATTAGTAGTCGATTCATCTGGAAATGTATATATAGGTCAGGAAAATCATATCATTCGTAAAATTACATCATTAGGAATTGTTTCAACATTGGCAGGTAGTTCACAAGGATCCTCAGATGGAATAGGAACAAACGCTACTTTTAATCGTCCTATTGGATTAGGAATCGATTCAACAGGAAACATATATATTACAGATCTTGGCAACAATCGTGTCCGCAAAATCACAGTTGGAGTAGACCCAAATATCTACTCAGGATTACCTATTACAGGAACCCTTCTTACAAACTTCAATCCCGCATTGACTTCAAGCACCATCACAATCCCGGCATCCACCACGAATGCAAAAGTAGCGTCTTTCACAGTCGCAGCATCTTCCCTTCCACTCAAAACATCAGTGACTGGAGTGTGGACATTAACACTCTATGCTACGGTAGGGTTATCTACTAGTCCAGCGTCCTTCTACTTTGAGATTGTCGATGGCGCCACAACGGTTGCTACAGGTACAACAGTTACCAGCGTGAATCTATCCAGTCCTATGCAGTTGTATAAATCGAATTTGACTATCCCTGCGCGAACTTACACTACCAATCTGACCCTCAACATCTACGTCACAACTCAAGCGTCTAGTTCGTTAATCATAGGTTTCAACGGATCAACTATCTCGTATGTGAACACAACGATTCCAAGTGTAGGATTCACAGGTTCAACTGGATTCACTGGTTCCCAAGGATTTCAGGGAACCCAAGGTGTTCAAGGACCTCAAGGAACTAATGGAAGCAATGGAACCCAAGGTGTTCAAGGACCCCTTGGACCTCAAGGAACCCAAGGTCCTATAGGTCCAGGATTCACTCTTTCTTCCACAACAGCAGGTAACATTGTATACGCAAATGGAACGTCTAATTCTTTAGACACTACCGCTAACGTTTCATTCAATGCAGCAAATAATCGTTTCGACGTCACCTCTGCATTAAGTATTCAAGAAGTTCAAGAAACAGTTATTGCAGCAGTTCCTACGACGCCCTATACGATCAACTGGTTGTCTGGCGCAATTCATTACTTGACTAGTATTCCAAGTAACTTGACAGTCAATATCACCAATTTACCTACGACTTCGAATCGTAACTATGTGGTGTCTGTGTATTTGGTTCAAGGAGGTACACCGTATTTTGTGAATGTCCTTCAAATCGCAGGGAGCGCTACCACCATTAAATGGTCCGGTGGATCGGCGCCTACCGCCACTGCAAGTCGTGTCGAAATACAGACATTTAGTTTATACTATTCAGGTGCTGCGTGGACGGCGTTAAGTCAGTTATCAAGTTTTGGTTAGTAGTATACAATGCCTTTCTTCGGCTCGTTAGGAACCTTTGGTTTAAGTAAACTGGCTGTATTTGTACCTCCTGTTGTAAATCCTTTAACCAATTCTGGAAGTAACGATGGTTTCCTAGTAAAATACAATTCAAATGGAATACCACTATGGGCTAGAAGACTGGGTGGAACGGTTTCTGATATTGCCTACTCCGTTAGTGTAGATTCAAGTGGAAATGTTATTGTGACTGGACAGTATGCTTCCAATCCACTGAACATCTATGCCGCAAATGGAAGCACTGTCTCGTTCACATTAAGCAATTCTGGAAGTAATGATGTCTTCGTAGTGAAATACGATTCAAGTGGAACACCGGTCTGGGCTAGGAGAATCGGTGGAACGGGTTCCGATGTTGCCGAATCAGTCAGTACAGATTCAAGTGGAAATGTCATTGTTGCTGGATACTATACTTCCACTTCCAATCCACTCAACATCTATGCTGCAAATGGAAGCACTGTGTCGTTTACATTAACCAATTCTGGAAACATCGATTCCTTCGTAGTCAAATACGATTCAAGTGGAACACCGCTCTGGGCTAGAAGACTGGGTGGAGCGGCTAATGATGGGGCCTACTCAGTCAGTACAGATTCAAGTCAAAACATCATTGTTGTTGGATACTCTCAATCCAATCCACTCAACGTCTATGCTGCAAATGGAAGCACGGTGTCTTTTACGTTATCCAATTCTGCAGGTGCCGATGTCTTCGTAGTGAAATACGATTCAATTGGAACACCGCTCTGGGCTAGGAGAATTGGTGGAAATATTGCCGATGTTGCCGAATCAGTCAGTACAGATTCAAGTGGAAATATCGTTGTGGCTGGATACTATGATTCAAATCCATTAAACATCTATGCTGCAAATGGAAGTACGGTGTCTTTTACGTTAACTGGTGGTGTATCCTACTATGCCTTCGTAGTCAAATACGATTCAAGTGGAACACCGCTCTGGGCTAGGAGAATTGGTGGAGGGGGTAATGATGCTACCAACTCAGTCAGTACAGATTCAAGTGGAAATATCGTTGTGACTGGAAACTATGATTCAAATCCATTAAACATCTATGCTGCAAATGGAAGTACAGTATCTTTTACGTTATCCAATTCTGGATCCATCGATTCCTTCGTAGTCAAATACGATTCAAGTGGAACACCGCTCTGGGCTAGAAGAATGGGTGGAACGAGTATCGATATTGGCTGGTCAGTGAATGTAGACTCAAGTGGAAATGTTATTGTTGTTGGAGAATATACCGGTTCACTTAACATCTTTGCTGCTAACGGAAGCACGGTGTCTTTTACATTAACCAATTCTGGAAGTAATGATGTCTTCGTAGTGAAATACGATTCAAGTGGAACACCGCTCTGGGCTAAAAAAATCGGTGGAACGACTGCTGATTCAACCAGATCAGTCAGTACAGATTCAGGCGGTAATATCGTAGTTGCTGGACAGTATGCTTCCACTTCATTGAGTTTTTCTTAAGCGTTTGTTAATTGAACCCGATTTTTAACTTGATTACACTAACAATAGAATGAGCACTGGACCCACTGGAACTCAGGGACCTCCTGGAAATAAAGGAGCAATCGGTCCACCAGGTTTTGATGGAAATGATGGACCTCAAGGACCTGCAGGATCTGCAACCAATACAGGTGCAACAGGATTTCAAGGATTTCAAGGATTTCAAGGACCTAGAGGATTTCAAGGACCTGCAGGATTTGCTGTAAATACAGGCGCAACTGGACCTCGAGGAGCACCAGGATTAGATGGATTCAGAGGACCTATTGGAGTACAAGGACATACTGGTACTCAAGGAACACAAGGTACCCAAGGAACACAGGGAACACAGGGAACTCAAGGTATAGATGGATCTGCAGTGAATACAGGTGCAACTGGATTTCAAGGATTTCAAGGAACTCAGGGAACTCAAGGATTTCAAGGAACACAAGGACGCACTGGACCCACTGGAACTCAAGGACCCACTGGAACTCAAGGATCTACTGGAGCATCTATAGGTGGTTCAGTAATTCAATTAGACAGTGGATTTGGAAGTGTAGATTTACCTCAAGCAGTTGTTTCAACGTTCGCAGGTAGTACATCTGGATATACCGATGGAACTGGAACTAATGCGCAGTTTAGTACTCCTTATGGAGTTGCCGTAGATTCATCAGGGAATGTATATGTTGGAGACTATGGTAATCATCGTATCCGTAAAATCACACCCGAAGGTGTTGTCACAACATTCGCAGGTAGTGGAACTGGTGGAACTACCAATGGAACTGGAACTAATGCACAATTCCAAAATCCTGTTCCAGTAACAGTTGATTCAGCAGGCAATGTGTATGTTGCAGATAGTGGTAATCAACGTATTCGTAAAATTACACCTACAGGAATAGTTACAACACTTGCAGGTAGTACACAAGGATATACCGATGGAACTGGAACCAATGCGAGTTTCAGTAATCCTTTTGGAGTTGCCGTAGATTCATCAGGGAATGTATATGTTGGAGACTATACTAACAATCGTATCCGTAAAATCACACCCGAAGGTGTTGTCACAACTTTCGCAGGTAGTACATCTGGATATACCGATGGAACTGGAACTAATGCACAATTCCGAAATCCTAGAGGAGTTGCAGTTGATTCAGCAGGGAATGTATATGTTGCAGACTATAATAATCATCGTATTCGTAAAATTACACCAGCAGGTGTTGTCACAACATTAGCAGGTAGTTCATCTGGATCTACCGATGGAACTGGAACTAATGCGACTTTCAATGGTCCTCGTGGAGTTGCTGTTGATTCAGCAGGGAATGTGTATGTTGGAGATAGTGGTAATAATATTATCCGTAAAATCACGCCTGCAGGTTTAGTTTCAACGTTAGCGGGTAGTACACAAGGATCTACTGATGGAACTGGAACAAATGCGCAGTTTAATATTCCTGTTGGAGTAGCAGTGGATTCAGTAGGAAATGTGTATGTAGCAGATAGTGCTAATAATCGTATTCGTAAAATCATAACTAAAACCTATTCGCTAGTATCCTATACAATCTTAAATGGGTCATCAGCAATCACTGTTCCTGTATCTACTACACAAACTGTTAGTTTCAGTATTCCATCTTCATCTCTGCCTTCAACACTAACAATTGAAGGTACATGGGTTCTAACACTGTATGCTCTATTAACCACTTCCACCAGTTCAGCAACTATTAGTTGCCAACTCTACAATGGAAGTACACTTCTAACAAGTGGAACCAGAAGTGTTACAGTATCAAGCATGACTGTTCAACCGTACATGATACCATTCATTGTTCCAACTGTGAATATTCCAGACTATTTGAAATTAGATGTAATTGTTACAACACAGTCAAGTCCGTTGTCATTTCAGTTCACGTCTCCTAATCTGTCATTCTTACAAACTTCATTCCCAAGTGTAACATTGAGACCATCTATCGGTATTGCTCTACCATTGGCAAATGGAACAGTTACCTTTCCAGTTATTACAGGATTGCCAATTGTTACAACAGTAGTAGGTGGTATATTAGGAAGCTATGTTGATGGAAGTGGAACAAGTGCAGGATTCATAAGTCCTCAAGGAGTTGCAGTAGATTCAGCAGGGAATATTTATGTAACTGATGGCAACAGAATCCGTAAAATTAATACAAGTGGAGTAGTTACAACATTAGCAGGTAGTATATCAACAGGACTAGGACAAACAGGTAATACAGATGGAACTGGATCAAATGCAAGATTCTCAACTCCACGAGGACTTGCCGTGGATTCAGTAGGGAATGTGTATGTTGCAGATTCTCTTACTAGTCGTATCCGTAAAATCACACCTGAAGGTGTAGTTACGACCTTTGCTGGTAGTACATCTGGTTTTACAGATGGAACTGGAACTGATGCACAGTTTTCAGGTCCTCGTGGACTCACAATAGATTCAGAAGGGAATTTATATGTTACGGATGGGTTTACTCGTATTCGTAAAATCTCGCCATTAGCTGTAGTTACAACAATCGCAGGAAGTGCTACATCTGGATCTAGCGATGGTAAAGGAACAAATGCGACTTTTACTTCAGTTAATGGAATAACAGTAGATTCTTCAGGGAATTTATATCTTACAGATAATCAGACTATCCGTAAAATAACATCAACAGGTTTTGTTTCGAGAATAGCAGGTGCTACTTATATAGGAAGTGATGATGGAACGGGAACTAACGCTACTTTCTCGACACCTACTGGAATAGTAGTTGATTCAAGGGGGAACTTATATGTTGCTGATTTTAGCAATCATCGTATCCGTAAAATCACACCTGGAGGAATAGTCACAACATTCGCAGGTAGTGGAGCTATTGGAAGTGCAGATGGAATTGGAACAAATGCACAATTTGGAAATCCTATTGGAGTTACAATAGATTCAGCAGGAAATTTATATGTAGTACAAACCAGTGGTGGAAGAGGCGTTCGTAAACTTAATATAGAAATTTTACCTCTACCATATGAAAATTCACTTCTACCCTATATACCCTCAACTGGATCATCAGAAATCACTGTTCCTGAATCCACTACACAAACTGTAACTTTTGGTGTTCCAGCATTATCTCTGTCTTCAACACTAAGTATTACAGGTACATGGATGCTCACACTCTATGCGGTATTAACTACATCCACCAGTTCAGCAACAATTAGTTGTCGTATATTCAATGGAACTACACTTCTAACAAGTGGAACCACGAGTATTACAGTATCAAGTATGACTGTTCAATCGTACTCAATTCCATTCATTGTTCCTAGCATAGTAATTTCAGACTATTTGAAATTAGATGTAATTGTTACTACACAGTCAAGTCCAATCATTTTTAAGTTCACATCTCCTAATCTGTCATTCTTACAAACTTCAATATTAAATTTTAGTTCTATGGGACCTCAAGGACTTCAAGGGTTTCAAGGATTTCAAGGGTTTCAAGGTCTTCGAGGATTTCAAGGTTTTCAGGGAACCCAAGGAACGCAGGGAACACAAGGAACCCAAGGAACACAGGGATTTCAAGGTATAGATGGATCAGCAGTAAATACAGGTGCAACTGGAACTCAAGGAACTCGAGGAACTCAAGGAACACAGGGAACACAGGGAACCCAAGGAACCAATGGAACTCAAGGAACTCAAGGAACACAAGGAACCCAGGGAACTCAAGGTGTAGATGGATCTGCAGTAAATACAGGTGCAACTGGAACTCAGGGACATACTGGATTTACAGGTTCAACAGGACGAACAGGATTTACTGGATTTCAAGGTCCTCAAGGATTTCAGGGAACACAAGGATTTCAGGGAACACAAGGATTTCAGGGAACCCAAGGTAATCAAGGTAATCAAGGACCTCTTGAATTATCTGGAGGTGTTTCTCTACGTCTAGATACTCAAAATGAGTATTTAGTCACTACAATTGCAAAAGGAATTGAGTATGCTTTTGGTATTGCAGGGGACTCATCTGGAAATTTGTATGTTTCAGCACAATATCAACATGTTATTTATAAAGTTGTTATCTCAACAGGTGTTGTTTCAATATTTGCAGGAGAATTAGGTGTTTCAGGATCTACAAATGGTGTAGGTACCAATGCAAAGTTCAATTTTCCTGCTGGATTAGTAATTTATGGAACAACTCTCTATGTATGTGATTCATCTAATAACAGAATTCGTGCAGTTAATCTAAACAATGCAACTGTTTCAACGTATGCTGGTAGCGGAACATCAGGACAAACAAATGCAACTGGAACAAACGCTACTTTTTTAAATCCTTCTCGTATTACAGTAGACACTAGTGGAAATCTATATGTTACTGAAGCAGATGTAGCTGGATATATACGCAGAATCAATACAAGTGCAGTTGTTGAACATTATAGTAGTTCAACTATGCCCTATCCAAGCGGTATTACAATAGATGATTCGGGAAATATATACGTTATATTATCAAATAGTGGTAATTTAAGAAAATATACATCTGGAAGTAGTTTTACTGTTTTAGCAGGTGATGGTACAAATGCCGGAAATCTAGATGGTGTAGGTACAAATGTTAAATTTCAATTTCCTTGGGGACTTGTAGTTTATGGAAGTTTTATATATATCTCAGGTGGTGCTAGAATACGTAAGTGTTCGTTAACTACAGCTATAGTTACAACAGTTGCAGGTCAAGGAGAAGAAAACCTTGTTGATGGTGTTGGATTTAACGCTCGTTTTTGTGTAAACATACAAGGAATAACAGTTCTTAATGGAGTTATCTACATAGCAGACACACTGAATGGTGCAATTCGTAAAGTAGACATTGTTGAACCATATGTAGTCTCCACACTTGCAGGTGGAGAAGCAGCAGGAAATTCAGATGGAACTGGAACTGGAGCTAGATTTCAAACACTTGGAGGAGATATGATTTCAGATGCATCTGGAAATATATACGTTGCTGAAAGAGGTGGACACCGTATTCGTAAAATTACACCTGGAGGTGTAGTGACATTAGTTGCTGGATCTGAAATTGGATCATCTGGGTATTCAAACGCTACAGGATCAAATGCACGGTTTAACGCTCCAGCTGGTCTTGCTTTAGATCCTACAGGATCAAATCTATTTGTATCAGAAATAAGTAACCATTGTATTCGTAAAATTAATTTAACTACAAATGTTGTAACTCATTTTATTGGAAGTACATCAGGACAATCTGGTAGTAATACTTCAGCTGCAGGAGGGACTGCTGTGAGATTTAATAACCCTCATAGTTTAGCGGTTGATAGTAATCGTAATTATTTATTTACTTGTGATCTTACTAACCATGTTATTCGTAAGACAGATTTAGCTTCAACTGAAACAATATTATGGGCTGGAATCTATGGAACTGCTGGATCAGTGGATGGTTATGCATCAGGAGGATCAATGGCATATCCATGTGGACTTGATATCGATTCGTCTGGGAATTTATACTTTACTTGTACAGGAAGTCATCAAATTCGTAAAGTATCAGTTGATCGTCAATTAAGTACACTTGTTGCTCCAGGAAGTACTTCAGTTGTATATTATGACTCTACAAATCGTTACGTAAAACCTACAGTTTGGAATCCTCATTTTTTGAAAGTGGATGCATTGTCTAATGTTTATTGGACTGAAAATTCAGGATCACGTCTTAGAAAGATTACACCTGGAGGATATGTTACAACTATAGTAGGAGGATCAGTTGGAACATTTACAAATCCATCTATTGGAACAAGTGCAAGATTCTCTAATCTAGGAGGAGTTGCAATTGATCCATCTGGAAATATATTTGTAGCTGATATTAGTAATTTTTCAGTCCGTAAAATCACGACAAGTTCATTTACATATTCTACAACTTCACCTCCAATTACAGGTCTATTATCTTCACAACCCTATTCACCTTATCCAGAGATAATTACTATTCCAATATCAACACCAGCAAATTGTAATATAGCTAATTTTACAATTCTTAAAGATTCATTACCAAGTGTAGCGTCTGTTGATGGAACATGGAATCTAAGTTTATATGCAACTGGAAGTGCAATTACACCTACAAGTCTATACTTCAGAGTCTTTGATGGTCTTACATTAGTTGGAACTGGAAATACAATTTCACTAAATCAATCTTCATTAGTTGATTACACTTCAAGTCTTTACTTTGATGCACGAACCTATAGTTCCAATCTAACATTGAGTCTTTACACTGCTGCAAACACTTCATCTACTTCAAGTCTTTTTTTAAATACTTCAAATGTATCGTATTTGAAAACAGCAATTCCAAATCAATCAAATACTTTTCAAAAAGACATTACATTTGTAGGAATCAATTGCAATGCACCTCAAACTAATTTGGATATACGAGGATCTGTTCAAATCTGGCATGATGGAAATGTATCAGTTTCAAATCGTCCTAATACCACTAGTAACGGAACTCGTGGATTTGGTGTTGGTGTTGATACCTTAGTTTTAAGAACAACTAATCATTCTTCTAACAATGCATATTCTTCAAGTATTCTCTTTACAGCTGGAATTCAGAACTATCCATTTGGACGTATTTCTGGAATTGATTCATTAAATTCAGGTGGTACATGGATGGGACATCTTGTATTTGAAGCTATGTGTAATACATTGTTGACTGAAAAGATGAGAATTACAGAAGGAGGTGTGGGTATAAATACATCAACTAATCGTACATATCCACTAGTTGTTGAAGGTTTTGCAGGGTATCAAAGTGATGGAGCATATTTTAATAGTGTTAGTGTTGCTGGTGGTTTATCAAATTATAATTGCAATACTAATACTTCTATTTTTTCAAGAGCTGATGTTATTGCAGGTGCATTTAGAGCATATTCAGATGGGCGTATTAAAACAAACATTCAAGATGTTCAAGACGATGATGCATTACAACGACTCAGATTGATTCAACCTAAGACATATACTTATAAAGACGTTGTTACTAAAGGTACTGAACCTGTGTATGGATTTATTGCTCAACAAGTACGAGAAGTATTACCCTATTCAACAGGTATACTTAAAAACTATATTCCAGATATTTACAAAGTTGGTGATCGTGTAGAGGATCTTGTGACATTACGAGACTCAACTTTTTCATTTAGTGAATCCTCGGGTAATGTAAGATTTATTAATAAAAAAGGAGGTGAGTTTATTGTTCCTGTGAACTTCATTTCATCCAATCAATTACAGATTTTAGATACAACTAAAGTTGACTCAAGTGAACCTGAAATCTTTGTATACGGTCGAGAAGTAGACGATTTTCATTCACTCAACAAAGACGCAATTTTCACAGTCAATGTAGCCGCAACACAAGAAATCGACCGACAACTTCAAGCAGCAAAGGTTCAAATCGCGAGTCTCGAAACACGACTTACAACACTTGAATCTCAATTTGCGTCGCAAACTCAACAGTAAACCATCTCGTGTAAAAGAATAAGATGAGTAGTTATTTATCACGATACATACCTGGAGTTGGCGTAACTACGTGTGCTCCCAATGTATGTGCAGGTCCACCCGGTCCTCCAGGTCCGGTAGGTCCACAAGGTCAGATCGGACCTACAGGATTTACTGGATTGACTGGATTGGATGGAATTGTTGTATTTCAAGGACCTCAAGGACACACAGGATCTCAGGGAACTCAGGGAACTCAAGGACCTACAGGACCTACAGGAAGTATTGGATATGCAAGCACAATTCAAGGACCTTCAGGACCGACTGGATTCACAGGACCGACTGGAATTCCTGGAAGCGCAACAAATACAGGACCCACTGGACCCACTGGAACACTTACTGGTGCAACTGGTCCTACAGGTCCTGCAGGAAGTGCAGCAAATACAGGAGCAACTGGATTCACGGGACCCACTGGACGAACAGGAATTACAGGAACTACTGGACGAACAGGACCTACTGGACCCACTGGACGAACAGGACCTACTGGACCCACTGGACGAACAGGACCCACTGGATTAACGGGACATACAGGACCCACTGGATATCAAGGACCTACTGGACCGGTAGGTTCTATTGGAAATATTGGAATACCTGGAGCAACTGGACCTACAGGACGTACAGGAACTACAGGACCCACAGGACCTACAGGAACCCAGGGAACACAGGGAACACAAGGAACCCAAGGAACACAAGGAACCCAAGGAACCCAAGGAACCCAAGGATTTCAAGGCAGTCAGGGATCCGTAGGAACGCAGGGAACACAAGGAACACAAGGAACTCAGGGAACACAAGGACCTCAAGGAACACAAGGACCTCCAGAAACTACTACTTGGACTCTAGGTAGCACGGGTATTGCGTTTGGTCCAGTGATTACAAGTAGTAATTTGACAGCAGATACAGGATTAAACAGTACAACCTATCCAACGTTTATCATTCAAGGAGTTTCCAATGCATCTCCATCTACATTGGTCATTCAATCAGTCTATCCATCGAATAGTGGAACTAACTGGTTCGCAGGATTAACAGTTAGTTCCGTTTCAGGAACCTCTTCTGCAACAACGTTTACAGTTACATATTACACTCCTACCTAAAGAATAATGTATACTTCCTTCTCACCCCGTTCAACCACTACATGTACACCTCCTGTTCAATACATTACAGGTGCTGTTGCAGGAACTCAAGGAAGTCAAGGACCTCAAGGATTCATGGGTGTGGTTGGATTAGTAGGACCTAGAGGATTTACAGGCGCTTCTGGAACGACTGGAAACACTGGAATCACTGGACCCACAGGTATTTCACCAATTGGACTTCAAGGTCCACGTGGTCGAACTGGAGATACAGGTGCAACCGGTCCAACCGGACGTGCTGGACCCACTGGAAGTGCTGGACGTTCTGGAGATATGGCAACTACAGGAACTACAGGTCCAACTGGAGTCGGTCCCATTGGAAGAACAGGACTTCAAGGACCTTCTGCTGGAACAGGCGCTCGAGGTACACAAGGATCCACAGGACCTACTGGACCGACTGGACCGACTGGACCGACTGGACCGACTGGACCGACTGGACCTACTGGACCGACTGGACGAACAGGACCCACTGGACCTTCTCCTACAGGTAGTCGAGGTCCACGAGGTGAACGTGGAGTTCAAGGACCTTTTGGACAAATTGGTGACGATGGACCTACAGGAATTGGATATACAGGACCTAGTGGAATTATGTATTCTGGACTTCAAGGAACCCAGGGAACCCAAGGGACTCAAGGGACACAGGGAACACAGGGAACACAGGGAACACAAGGTTTCCAAGGGACTCAAGGAACTCAAGGACCCATTGGAACTCAAGGACCCACTGGAACTCAAGGACCCATTGGAACTCAAGGAACTCAAGGATCTCAAGGATTGATTGGAAGTATTTCAGGTATCTATTCAGGAAGTGTAAGTGCAAGTTGGTCGAGTGAAACATTTGAAGACGGAACTCATACTGTCTCTGCTTCAACTGGAGTAGCCAGTACAAACCGATTATGGATTACAGGTGTTGAAGTAACTGCTGTAACAGATACGAATCCTGTCTTACAAACATTCTGGATTGAAACTATCTCTAGTGTATGGTGGGTCAATGCAACGGTCTATCATACAACTGCTGGTTTGAACACGTCTACAATGATTTATTATTCATATTCTTCCTAAACATAAAGACAATGGATCATTATCTGACCTTAGATCACTGGGTTTCAATTGTAAGAAATATGAAAGACTCAGAACGGGAATTTGATATTCCTGCATACACTACCGAACAACTTGCTGGAGATATTCTGAGAGTTATTCGAACTACACGATTCCGTCAAGGCGCTCTTTTCAAAGAACATCGTGGCGAAGAATATGAAACATTTATTGAAACCTTGAATTCTCAATATAATCCTGAAGCAGTTAAACGTGCTGTAGAAAATGAAGAGTTCTGGGAAGCCTGTTTTTCTCTACGTAATTAAGAATGGAATCCTTTGCAACTGAATGGTCAGAATGGGCAGTTCATAAGGTCTTGTTTTGGGAAGAGGATCCGGTACGCAAAGGTAAATTGGTGAGATACATCCACGATTTTCTGAGCAACACTATGATTGTATTAATTGTGATTTCACATACTTTGTATCCAGCATTTTGGTTACAAAGTATTGTATTATTCATTTGTGTGATCGTATGGCTTCAACATCTAGTCTGTAATGGGTGTGTAATTTCAAAAGTTGAACAAAAATTGATTGGAGATACACGTAGTTTTGCAGCACCCTTTCTAGAAGTCTTTCATATTGAACCGACTAAAGAACTTGGGTCAGCAATGATCATCATGGGAAGCACATTAGTTGTCTTTTTCTTAGGTCTTGAGTGGATTGCCCGTATTCATCATAAACTACTTCCACTTGTCTTAACACTCTTTGAACGTGTGAAACAAAATGGAATAATCTAAAGGGAAGGATAAGAGGTAATAACTATGGGCGATACAATTATTGGTGTTCAATTTGGAATTGCAAATCCAGAGGATATTATCAAACGTTCAGTCGTTGAAGTCACTACAGATAAGACATATCAAGGCAGTCAACCGATTTCAAATGGTGTATTTGATTCACGATTTGGTGTTATCGAAAACGGCAAAGTATGTCCTACTTGCAAACAGACCAATCAGTTCTGTCCAGGTCATTTTGGACACATTCGTTTAGCGCGTCCCGTCTACCTTTACCAATTCTTTGATATGATTGAAAAACTCGCAAACGTAATCTGTCTTAACTGTTCTAAACCATTAGCAAGTCCAGATGAACTGACAAATTTGAAGTCGTCAGGTCTTGGTAGATTCAAGGAAGTTCGTGATTTACGTCCAAATCCACGACCTAAGGAACCATATGAATGCCGTCATTGTCAGACACCTATCTTTAAGAAAGTTGCCAAAGTTCTTGGAAAAGCAGCAACCTTAGAAGGTCATGTCTACAATACGGATCCAGATACAGTTGTAGAACCAGTAACACTTCAATGCGAAATGATTCTTCGCGCCTTTCAACGTATGACTGATGAGGATTGTCGTTTTATTGGTCTGAATCCTGAGTTTGCAAGACCTGAGTGGATGATTTGCACAGTCTTAGCAGTTCCACCTCTCGCAGTGCGTCCTTCTGTTGTGATGGACGATAATCAGCGAATGGAAGATGACTTAACGCATCAATTGATTTCAATCATCCGTTCCAACGATAGTTTGCGTGATAAAATTGATAAGAATGAATCGGCAATCATGTTGGACAAGTATACTGCATCTTTGCAATACAACGTTGCCACTTACGTAGATAACGACATCAAGGGTCTTGAACCTTCAGCACAACGCTCAGGTCGTCCTTTACGAACTTTGAAGTCCCGATTTGGTGCCAAGACTGGACGTGTTCGTGGAAATCTTATGGGAAAGCGTGTTGATTTCTCGGCACGTTCAGTTATTACACCCGATGCTAACATCGAACTGGATGAACTAGGTGTACCTGAAGAAATTGCTATCAATTTGACCTTTCCTGAGATTGTAAGTCCTTACAATCGTGAGCGTCTCATGGGTTACATTCAAAATGGTCCAGACAAACATCCAGGCGCAAAATCCGTGTATCTCAAAGAAGATGACCGAACACTCAGTTTACGCTATGTGAATCCAGACACAATTGACATTCGTGAAGGTGACGTAGTCCATCGTCATCTTATTCACGGTGACATTGTGTTATTCAACCGTCAACCTTCTCTTCACAAAGCGTCTATGATGGCGCATCGTGTAGTCGTTCTACCCTATTCAACCTTTCGTTTGAACGTATCTGCTACACGTCCTTACAACGCTGATTTTGACGGTGATGAGATGAATATGCACGTGCCTCAAAGTATTGCATCCGCAACTGAACTTAGGTACATTGCAAGTGTTCTTCGAAACATTGTGAGTCCAAGAACGAATAGTCCAATCATTCAGTTGTTTCAGGATACTATGACCGGTGCATATCGTATTAGTCAACCCAACGTTGAAGTCCCTGAACCGATTGCAATGAACATTCTTGCAAGAATCCGACTTCCCTTTTCACGAAAGAATCGTAAGTGGACTGGATCTGAATTGATTTCAGCAGCATTCCCTATGATGAATTATAAGGGTCGTATTACTCTGAAGAATGGACAACTCAATGCAGGAGACATCATACAAAAAGGTGCATTCAGTGGACTCTTGCACGTAGTGTACACTGACTTTGGTCCAGAACGATGTGGTCAGTTGATCAATGACATTCAATCTATTGTGACTCAATACAATTTGTATACTGGTTTCTCAGTTGGCACATCCGATTTGATTGCAAACCAAGTTACATTAGACTTCGTTGCAGATCAACTTAAAACAGGTCGTGATCGTGTGTCTGTCATCTTATCAGATATGCATGCAGGTCAGTTTGTAAACGTATCAGGTCTCTCAGATGGAGAAGATTTAGAAGACAAGATTTCGTCTGCTCTGAAGGACGTTGCTGCCAATATCAATACTGAGGTGATCAAGAGTATGTCCAAGGACAATCGTATTGTTCAAATGGTTGACTCAGGATCCAAAGGAGGTGAGCATAACATTACTCAGATGGTTGCTTTGTTAGGACAGCAATTGATTGAAGGTAGAAGAGTTCAATATACGTTGCAAGATAGAACTCTTCCTCACTTCTCACGATACGATGACGGTGTTGAATCTCGTGGATTCGTTCAACATTCATTCGTAGATGGTCTAATGCCTGCAGAGTTCTTCTATCACGCTCAGGCAGGTCGTGAAGGATTGATTGATACGGCAGTCAAAACTTCAGATACAGGATACATTCAGCGTAGGTTGATGAAATCCATGGAAGACCAACACGTAGAACATGATGGAACTGTGAGAAATGTAACAGGTTCAGTCATTCAGTTCGTATACGGAGAAGACGGTATGGATACAGTTGCAGTTGAATCTCAGGAATGTAAGTTAGCGCTGATGACCTTGGAGAACATCTACAGAGACTATGCATTGACTCCAAACGATGTGAATCCATTTCTCAAAGACTCTGTAACTGAAACTCCAGATATGGTTGAAGAAATTATTGCAGATCGTGAACTTCTAGTTCGTTCAGTCTTCCGATACCGCAAGAATGATACAGTTCTTGCACCTGTTAATCTCAAACGATTGGTAGGTAAGTATGAAAATCCTTATTCAACAATGACGGATTTGACACCTGCGTATGTTATTGCAGGACTAAACCGAATCATAAAATCATTTCCACACAGTCGGGTCTTCCATGCATTGCTTCGATACTACTTGGCACCCAAGAAGAGTATTGTGATCCATCGTTTCAGTGTAGCGCTCTTTGATGAACTCTTGAAAGATATTCAATTTCGTTCAATTAAGAGTCAGGTTCATTCAGGTGAAATGGTAGGTGCATTAGCAGCACAGTCCATTGGTGAACCTACTAC